TAGCGAAACTTAGTTCCAAGATTTAATGAAAACCGCTTTTTAAAATTGACAATTCTTCGGATTCATGTTAACAATTTCACCGCATCCACAAATTGAATAACTCTTCTCATAATGAAGACATAAATATGTTTTAGGCCTTTATGTTTGGGTATTATAGTAAGCTTCCGGTCTCAGAACGCCAGAAACTTATCATAGGTTGGATAATGCGTGAGGAATTCTCATTATTGTGTGGGCACGCACCAACTTAAACACAGATATGCCCTTTCTCTTGGGGAAAAGAGATAGGTAAACTATAATACACCAATTGCGGTCGATAATGCTTTATGTTTATAAACAAAAACTTTTTAAACTTTATTATTTTTGTTAGTGTCCCTAAATGTCATTACAATTTTTTGAAAATTGACCCAAACTTTGAAAAAACCCTTTTAGACGGGTATAAAATCTAGTTATGAATTCACAAATTACAAATGAAACTGTTCGAAGAATTCCCCAAACTGACAATGAGAAAGAAAATAGACTATCAGCCTTAGAATTTTCCTTAAAAGAAATTATGGCTAGTATAGTCGAAATAAAAGCGGAAATGAAAAAGCCTGTCGATTTAAAAACTTTCGATAGAGTACAGATGGCTGCTACTTCTGCAGGTGTAATGGAGCAACGAAATTCAATTACCGCATTGAATCTGCTCCACCAATATATAAATAAAAAGCCAATTCAACAACTGATTACCAAAAAGGGTCCTGATCATGAACCAGTTTTTTCTTGCTGTTTGCAAATGTCTATTAACACTCTTGACTTTACTGCAACATCAAAAGGACCCAATAAGACACAGGCAAGGAATAAGGCAGCTGACAATTTAATCGGGCGAATATTCTCAAAAATACGACTACCAGTTATATATCCTTCAGATAGGAAAAATTATGATTGGATCAACGCACATATCAATGAAGTAATTTTGAAAGATGATTCACCAGATGCCTTTACAACCGATCTTTTGAGAGAAGGTGTCGAAGCAAATCCAGGACCTGCCTTAATCATAAATTCATCTACCGTTCAAGTAATAGAGTCAGAAGAAAACTACTTGTTTAAATTCAACAACGGATATAGCTTTTCAGTTAACCCCCAAAATGTAATCAAAGTTGGGGATAAATACCATTTGACAAGCATTAGTGATAAAGTTTTTGGAGAGGTGTCTGGGAAGTTGACAAGACTGAACAAACTTATTTTGAGAGGAAAAGTAGTCATGGACTCAATGTCACGTACACCAGTATACTCTGATCATAGAAATTTTGATCCAGATCTTCGTGTCTTATTGAAGCCTATAGGTCCATTGGCTAAACATCAAAATGCAAGTACTTTTCAAGAGATAGTTCCAGAGACAGAAGGAGCCTTTTTGCGAGTCGATAATATTCTAATGTTACCTTCAAATAGTTTTAGGGTAAACTATGCTAAAACATGGTACTCTGCTGTAGAGGCAAAGGGAGCTTTATTGACAACATCTACGCTATACAGAAGGATTTTATCATCCATAAAAAATCAAACATTATCAGATAAGAACGTGATTCTTATGGCGAGCAAATTGGCAACAATACAGATGACTTATATCCGAATTCCAACAGAATATGAGTGTATCCTTGCGGTCTATTTAACACTATTACAAGATAACGTGTCTCGCATTTGTATGGATAGAAACAACAAACTCACCAACACTGACATCTGGTCAATTCATTCTACTCTTCCGGAGGTATTTTTACCTTATGGACCAGTTTATTATGGTAAAATCATAGAGTGGTTCACATCAAGACTTTTAACTCCAACTTATAAGACGATAACATATGAGAATGTTTTGAAGATTATAGAGTCGAACATATCCGACTATAATTTTGAACAAGATCCCAGTAAGATGTTGGACGACTTGAAAAGTGGGATTTTTAATCTTTATTCAAACAAGGTCAAACCAATTAGATTTGATCATCATATAAAGTCAGTTCCGCGTTACATCTGCAAAGATCTTGAAAAGGAATTA